TCGGACATTGCTACGAGTTCGGCACCGGGCTCGAAATCTCGGGCAAAGCCGCGCTCGATCTGTTCCATGCGATCAACACCGTCCTCGCCACCCCGCCCGCGAGCGATGCCGCGGTTCCGGCGGGGGAGGTGTGCGATCTGTGCAACGGCGGTGGACGCAACAATCACAGCCAGCTTTGGCCAGATTATCCGCCTGCATGTCGTGCTTGCAATGGAACGGGACGCCTCGCCGCAGCCCCCAAGGTCGCGAGCGAAAGCCTCACCGCCAACACGACCGACGTGGTGGAAGGCGTGTGCCTCCCCCTCAAAGCGTTGCAGCCCGGATACAACCCGCTCAACGGCTTTGTGACCGACAACCTGCCGCGTTGGATTTTGGACGGCTGGACTGACGGTAACGAGCAGTGGGAGGAAGCATCCGAGCCAATGCAGGATATGGCGTCGAGCGCGGCCCGTGCCGTTATCGATGGCATCCGCGCAGACATGGAAAGCCTAGAACCTGATGCCCCCAAGGTCGCGAGCGACACCGGGGCGGGGAACCTCGACTGGCGTAGGATCGCTAAGTTGGCGGGCGAGCATGGTATCCGGTATCGGACCAACGCTGCATCAGAGAAGTTCCTCGAAGCCCTAGCCACCCCCACCGATGCGACGGACGGGGCGACGGGCGGCGGGGAGGGGTTTTTAGAAGCTATCCATGAAGCCACGCCAGCAGGGGAGTGGATCACAGTCCGGCATACTCCCAATGGAGATTGGGCCGTCCGCAACCCGCCGCATAAGGCATTTGGTGGGTACGGGACAGATGTGGATATGGGGGAAGAATGGACGTTCACGCCTGACGATCGCGAAAAAGCGGCGATCCTGTCGCTGTGTGCCGATCAAGAGTTGTCACCGACCGCCGTCATGCGTCAGGCCCTGCGCCTGTACCAGCATGACCACTGCCGTCGCAAGGATGGCGAGACGGTCACATGGTCGGGCGACGATCAGCGCGCTCGCGACTTTGCCGGCCCTCTCGCCACCACCCCCGGCGGGGACTTGCTGGAACAGGCGGCGGGGTATCTGTCCGACTATGCGCGCTTCATTCGGGATGACGTGAAGGCTGACGATTTGGAACGGCACCCGTATCTGCCCGCGCTTGAGCAGACGGTTGCCGATCTGATCGCCCTCAAGCCTGCTGGCGACGGGGGTGAGGCATGAGCGGGGCTGTCTTCTATTGGATTGGCGTAGGCGCAGTCAGCGTCATCACGGCTGGTGCAGTTCTGGCAGGACTGACGGTGATTTACGCCGCGCTTTTGCATGGTAGATTTTACCTGATCTTCTTTCGCAAAACGGACCGCCGGCTATCGCTAGCATCTTGGTACAATGCCCGGATGATGAGTGACGAACATTTTGGAGCGGATGACTTCCCGATAGCGCAGCGACCGTTCTTGCTCTCTTATGACATCGGCAAGCGCAGGATATTCATCATGGCTGGTGTGATGGAAGATCGTCGCCATTCGCCGATTGAAGGCAAGCATCCGGAGTATTCTGCATGACCACCGACGTTGCAGCGATCTGCGCGGGGCTGACGAAGGCGCAGCGGGAAACCGTCATGCGGTGGTCCGGCAATCATAGCGAGGTGATCGACCCAGCGCTTGACCCGCTTTGGTACTGCATCATCAAAGACGCGCCGGATCGGTTCAGGCTCAGCCCAACAAATCTCGGCCTCGCCGTCCGCGCCGCCCTCCAGCAGAATGACGAAGGGGCATTGACCTCACCCACCCCCAACAAGGATGAGGCGCGATGAGCGAATACAGCGACCCGATCAAAGCATTGCGCCTGAAGGTGAAGGACATGCAGTGGCAGGCTGAAAAGCTACGCCGTGAGGCTCGTGACCTCGATCTGCGCGCCAGGGAGATTTACAACGCGTCGATCGACATCGACTTGCTGACCGACAAAATCGAGAAGGCGCAGACGCCACACCCCGCAAAGGACACTGACGATGGCGAGTGAGGCTGAACCCGACGCCTATGGCCGCACTGGCGAGCAAAGCGAATGCTGGACCTGCATTGGCAGTGGCATGGAGTGGGGCGAAACCTGCGTGGTCTGTGGCGGCTATGGTTGGGTCCGCGATGACGCCCGAGCCGCCACCATGGGAGGCAGCGATGATTGAGGTAACAGGCAATGATCTAGCCGCGGCGGACGCGGTAATCGAAAGTGTCGAATGGCAGATGAGTAACTTCATGCCCGCGAAAGGCGAGGGCGGCGAGGCATGTAGATCGCGGCGGCTACATGCGGCTATCGCTGAGGCTGTTCGTGATGCCCGCCAGCAAGCCGAGGATGCGATGCGGGAGCGGTGTGCGGCCATCGCGGACGGGCAGAAGGAGAAGTGGGGGCGCCACGCCTATGTCGTCGCCACGGCTGACTCAATCGCCGCCGCCATCCGCGGCATCGACGCTGGTGGGGAGGGTGAGTGATGGATTGGGTCGAGTGGAATGGAGGCGAATGCCCGTTCGGGGACGATACTATCGTTGATATCAGGACACGTATTGATGAATACCCGCAACAGCGCGCGCGAGGTTGGCATTGGGCTACGTGGGCACATGAACCGACGCATCACTTCGGAAATAACAGCGACATCATCGCATATCGCGTGGTGTCGGCATGACAGACAAAAACTCGTTGCGGACAGATGATGTCCGCAGGGTCGCTAAGGCGATCTACGACGACTGCCATGGCTGGTTTGACGAACGCTTGGATATCGGACCCGATGACATGGAAGATACTGCCCGCGCCGCCATCGCAGCGCTCGATCAGGTGAGGGGTCAGGCAGATCCTTCAGGATAACTGAAGCTATCCGCCAATCCCTCAACCCAATCCAGATACTGATATGCCACTACCTGCTGGGTGAACGTTGGGCTGACCTTCTTGGAGGAACTGCCCGCGTCTACCCAGACGGACCACTGGCCGTCATGCAGTTTGACATAAGCCCGACCGCCTGCCGGGATTTCCGGCGGTAGCTTGCCTAGCAGGCGGTCCAGCTTACTCACTTGAGGCCCAAGACCTTCAGCAGCAGCGAGCCGATCGTCTCTGCCTTCTTGCTGACGGTCGAGTTGAACACGTCCTGCACGAAAGCGCGACCGATGTCCTCGACCTCCTTCAGGCCCTTGGTGATACCGCCAGCCTTCAGCGCATCGACCAGCAGCGGCAGCGTGTTGACCACTACCGCTTCAAACTTCTCAGGACCGCTAAGCGTGCTGCTGGTAAGTGCCTTGATATCCGCAGCCACCGCGGCGCCGACTTCGGTGTTTTTGAGAGCTGCAATGGCCTTCTGCGCGTCAGTAAGCTCGATGACGGCGGTGATGTTCTTCTTGCTAAATAGCTTGCTGAAAAAGCTCATGGTTTTTACTCCTTCGGTGTCGTGACGTTGATGTCGCCGCTATCGGTGGATGCGGCCGGTGCGCGCTGTGTCGGAATGCGCAGAATACCGATCAAGCCGCCGGTGATGGTGCCTAGCCCAAACACTTCTGCTTTGCCTAGCAACTCCGGCACCATAGCCGCAGCGACGATGGCGATAGCAAATACCAGTGCCAGCGTGAACAGGGTGGCTAGATAGGCGATAAGCTGTTCGTGAGCGCTCATGACCGATACACAGCCGCTTCAGCCGCGCGACGGCGCGTCAGGCCCGCCAGCACCTTGCCACTGGCCTTGTTCCAACGGGCAAACTCAGCGGCAGCACCGGCGTAGTCCCCAGCCTTGTGCTTCTTGATGAGCGTGGACGATGCGAGCGCACCTGTCCCAATATTGTACGCCATTGAGATAAGCGCGCCACGCTGGTTATCCGTGGCAGGAGCGCCGCCAAGCGCTTTCACTACACCGGCCTCATATCCCACCAGATCGGTAGCTAGCCGCCCATCTGCCTGCGCCTGCGTCCATACCACGCCGCGGCGGATACCGGGGCCGGTTGCGCCCCAACCAATAGTCCAAGGATCGCCACCGCTGCCGGGGTCGGGGTATGCCTTTAGGCGGCAGCCCTCGAAGTCCTTGATAAGCTCAGCGGCTATCTTGATCGCGCTCACGGCTTGTCCTTTGCTTTGAAGTAAGCGGCAGACAACCGCTTCTGTATCACATTGGCACGATGATGGCGCAGCTTGCGCCAACCATAGCCGCCAAGGAACAGCACGACGCCATAGGTCAGCAAGGTCACGGCCCACCCATCAAACGGACTTTGCCGCTGCTCCCATATCACCCCAATGGTAAGGAAGGAACCTGCGCCCATAAGGCCAAGGCCCGCTCTCTCGCACTCGTTCAGCTCTTCGCGAAGAGCTGTAACGATGATTGCCGCTATCGCTGTTACCAGCAAGCGGCCAAACGAGTTTACGATATCCCAGATCATGCATCGTCCTCCTTCTTGAGGCCAAGCATTTTCTCGGCGCGACGACGAATGAGCGGCATCAAAGGAATGCCAAAAGCGGCGCCAAAGAATGTGGTGCCACAAGCAGCCCTTAAAGGCGTGATGTCAACGTGGAATATGTCAGCTACAATCCACGGAACGCCAAAAATGGCAAAGACAAATCCAACAACAAAGGCAAACAGCGCTTCTTGCCAAGGCATCAGCTTCCAAGGCTGGAACCACAAAGATGCCAGGGAGCCACCAATCGCTGATAGCCCTATCATCAGCATCCTGCGGTCGTTGTCATCAATCACGCCTGCGCTTCCTTGCAAGAAACGCCGGACGCCATGCCCAAAGAGCGAAAGCTGCGCCAACAACTAGACACACGATCTGCACACCCATCACCCCCGACTACGAACAGGACCGCAATCTGGACGACAAGGCACGCGTCTAGAACAGTCTCATATTCAACATACTGGAAACCGTTAAGCCAAGCCAACGCATGCATGAACAAGGTTGCAAGATAGACGGTCCAGATCATCGGGGACCACCATACAGCACGACCCGCCCATCCTACAACAATAAGGCTCAATAGATCTGCCAGCGCCCACATATCTTCATGAGTGGCAGGCAGTCCCCATACTTTCAAAATGTGTGCAGGAGACAGTGGATTGTATATCCACGGCATCGCAAACAGCAACCAGTTTGCGGCGATGACGGCGGCGCATAGCTTGGCGAAGCGGCGTTCCTCATACGCATGTGCCGCCACCACTAAGGCGACGGCACACAGCAGGCCAAATGTGACCAGCTTCAGCATTACTTACCGGGAGGGGGAGGGTTCTTGGTGCCGCCGCCGCCACTATCCCCATCACCCGGCGCCGCATTCGCCTCATCATCTTGCGTGGTGAAATCCGGCTCTTCGCAGTGCTTGTCCTTGTGCGGGTGCTTCTTGTGGTCAGTCATGTCGCATTGCTCCTGTTGTGCGATGAGGCATATTAATAGCTGAATCATATGAGCCACTCAACAGCTAGGCATCTATCGGAATGCGCAGCTCCAAAAACGCCGCTGTCATACCCGCTGTATTACCAATGGAAATATTGCCATTGGCCTGCCAGCGGACTGAAGTCTGCCCACTAGGGTAGGTAGTATCAGCTGTCGTAAAGGCGGGAACAAGCCTTGCCGATTCAGAAGATGGGCGGCGCCCTACTGGTAGGGAAACCGCCGCGGTGTTGGCGGCTGCGCCACCAAAACTAATCACACCTTTAACAAAGGTAAACCTACCTCCCCTGCGATACTGGGCGTTCGTAAAAGGCGATGTAACTACGCCATACGGAGAAACTAGAAATGTGGGGGAGATGTTTTGCCATGGCTCATACCAAGAATAAACGTCATCGGGAGTAGAAGATGTGGCAGGCGAACAATTGATGTACTGGCAACTTTCATCGTGATAAACACGTCCAGAGTAGTTAGACCCTTTTAGAAAAATTGCGCCAAAAGAACCTACACATTTGAATGTGTCACCCCTATGAATGATAACATCATCTGCCGCTCCAAGTGAACGGCACATCATTCCAGATCTCCCGGAGAGATATGGATATTGAGTGTCTGGGAAAACTACCGCCGCGCCGATCCACGTCGTACCAGAAGAAAAAATCTTTAGCCCAGTCGCCTCACCCATGCTCAATGCGAACCCAGGCGTGAGGGTGGCTGATCCGCTGGTGGAACCATAGGATCCATCGAAAGTGCATCCGTTGACCAAATGCAGTTCACGCACCCCTTGCCCCCCCGCCATCGCGAGGGATCGAACAGAGAGACTGCCGGTCAAGCATTGAACGCCGTCAAGAATGAGGGATCCTTGCAAGCACTCTTCAATGAAAAAACCTTCACTTTGCACATCTGGCGTGCCGTCATTAACATTCCTACGCTTCTGTATAAGCCTAATGCGCCCATTTCCCGTGCCTCGCGCGGTGGACATGGGGCCGTAAGCTCTATTGGCAAATATAGAAAGGTCGTATCCCTCAGAATATGTCATGGCTCCAGCCGCGGCGCTACCATCACAATTTATCGTGGCGCGCATATTGACGCTAGATCTGATTTCAAAATTGTAAGCGCTATCAACCGTTGTCGTGACCACGCCAGTCGCTTCGCAATTTACAGCAAGTGCTTTTGAGTACCCAGCTGTGATCTGGCCTACCGATGAGTAATTGTATTTCAAAGGCGTTTTCAAAGTAACCAGAGTGCCACTGCGAGACCTGACCTGTACATATTCACCATCGAGGTCGATATAGTTGGGCTTCCCTGCGGCAAAAGAAGACACAGATGTAGGCGGACCATTAAGCCTGATCCACTGGCCTTCTACGAACTCATTTGATGCCGGTGTGACATTAAGTACTATCTGGAATGCGCCTGCCGAACACGGCTGTATTGCGATAAGGGTCGGAGAGCCGAACGCGTAATCAGGATCTCCGGAATCCGGAACCCAAGGGGTGGGCAACATCTGGCTTCCATATCCGTCCGGAAAGCCAGTAGAAGGCGTGCCGGGGCCTCCAGCAATGTATTTCTGCCCCGCTCCCCATGACCTTATCTTCGCACCGTTACACTCAAAACGCCAGGTTCCAAACATTTGGATATCCGCGTTCTGGTAGTTCTTACCCCCTACAAGGCGTAGTGTGGCCCCGGTCTGGTAACAATACGTATTTGCTCGACTTGATGCGGCAGCATAGTCGGTTTCACCGGGCATCAAAAAGTCATCCAAATCTACCGCGATGGATTTAATTTTTGACGCGCTATCGCGAGAGGGCAATGTGTCCGATACCTTAAAGGCAATGCTATTTGCTGACTGTCGAACTAATGCACCGGTTGAAAGAGGAATGCCGTTGACCTGAACTACATCGGTGCGACCGGTAAAATTTCCTAGCTGGTAAGTAAACAAACCATTGGAAACGCCGCCATCTGCGCCTGAAGGGGAGGCCAGATTGTATGTAAGCCCGGTGATTCCCGCGGACTTCATAGCGGACAGAGTTGCATAGCTGTTTGCGTCGCCGCCCGCTGGGCCAACGGGGCCGCTGGCCAAGCCATCAACATTGCGAATCCAGCGACCGGCCTGCAATGGCGTCTTGTCGTAAGGGCGAATAACGTCCTTTCCGTCGTCAACCGCTGTTGAACCGGGGTCATACTCGAACAATCCCTGCAAACCGTTCACTAGATAGAGATCGCCATCAGCAATGAAGCTGGACGGAATAGCCCGCAAATCCTGCGCACTATCGACCTGTGCCAGATTACCCGGAAATGTTACGTTGACCGCTGCCATGCTGTTACCCTCGCTGGTATTATGTTACCCGTACCTCATGCGGCGTATTTTGAAAAGCATGTGGTGGCTGTTCGTGATGTATTGGGCTTTACCGCCGTTGTGGTTTCTGGTCTTCCGCTGCCGCTTTTGACACGGACGTTGAAAGAGCCTGCTGGATGGGCAGCAGGTCGTTAGCAATCTCGGGCTGGCGCGTAGCGATTACCGATAGGCGTCGAGCTGCGTTTGCGATCTGCTGCGGCGTATTGGCGGGGCGTGCTAGCCAACGCGCAACCGCAGGTAATGCCAGAACGCGCCCACTTATGATCTGTGCTGTGGCTCCTGCGATGGCGGCAGTTGGCGATACCTGCCCAAGGCCGAACAGGGCCGCTACGTTCAGGACGCCGCCCGTGTTGGAGCGATTGGCATATCCTGCCGCCTGCTTCGTGCCATCGGTGATCTTGGCCAGATCGTTCAGCGCATCGCGCGCCTCGCCTTTGAACAGAACGTCCTTGGCGCGCGGCGTCAGCTGGTTCCACTGGGCCAGGAATTGCGCGGGCGAAAATGCTGCTCCTTCCGCATCCTGCGCTCCTGCTGACGCCTTGCCGAGTTGGCCTATGACAGTTGCACGAATGCTGGCCTGTTCCTCTGACGGCAGCGCATCCATGAAACGGCGTAGACGGGCAGAATCACTACGGCTGGCGTTCTGGAGATTGGAAAATACCCGCTCGGGCGCATAAGCCTTTTCGTTGCGCCCACCGATGATAGGCTTGATTACCTCATCAATCGTCTCGATGCGGTCGCGATGTGCCTGATCTGCTGCACGAAACTGTGCACGCGCCTGTGGCGGCAGTCCTTCCGAAATATCGTCAGAGATGGCATCAAGGACCTGCCCTGCACGGCGCTGAAAATCTGTGCCGCGCAACTCATCCGTTTGTGCGAGGCCGCGGACGTTAGTGCGCAAACGACGCAGCGCATCGATCGACAAGCCACCTTCCGCGCTAAGATCCGCCTTTAGACCCTCAAGCGCCTTCGTTACAGGTGCGCTGGTGCTAGGAGTCTCGGCAAGCTCCTGTAGGTTGGTGTCAACAGCGGCAAGGGCGCGCTCCGGAACGGGCCTGACGCCTTCCGACGCACCGCGCGCACGATCGTACAGCCCGCCGACTTGTTGGCGCGACGTAGAAATGTAATCCCGCGCACCCTGCTGTGCCAATTCGCCTGCCTCGACGGGCTGCACGGCGTTGCCCACACCAGCCGCAATACGATCACGCGCGCCGGCAATTTCCTCATTGACACGCTGACCGCCGCGAATGATCGGACCAGCCGACAACGGCCCCTGCGCTGCGGCGGATGTAAAACGGCGCGTCATAGGGCCACCAACGTCGGCGGGAAGCGGGCTAACACCTTGACGCCCCGCAGCAGCCATCAGCTCGCTGGCACCGCTCCCGCCACCACCCCCAGGCGGCACATTGCCCGCACGCGCCGCCAGCCATTCAGCACCACGCCCCAGCCCATACCCAAGCACACCACCCGCTAAAGCGCCGCTGCCGACTTCAAGAGCGCGAGAGCTAGCATCACCGTAGGAATTACCCAGACCGTATAGCGCGCCGGCTGCTGCACCGTTTCGCCCAAGGTTTGCGGCGGTTGCACTCCCCACGAGAGGAACCGCGAAACCACCGGCGAATTGCCCCACACCTCGCGCAAGGGGATTGTTCTGTTCGTCATATGCATCGTACCCCCTGCGGCGGTCCAAAGCCTCACCGTAATTCTCGCCTCCTACCGCATCCGCTAGCGCGCCCAAGCGGTTGACGAAGCCTAGCGATCCAGTGTTGGCCACTCCACGCGCAAAGGCACCGGCAGCTCCATCGTTCGGGTTGATGGCCTGCACTTCGTTGTCCACGTTGACCGTGGGCGCAACGCTGCGGTTCTCGGGCTTGGCGTAAAACTGTGCCAGCCCCTGCAATTCCTCATCGGACGCCTTGAGGCCAAAGCCATTCGCCAAAGCCTGCAAAGCCTGCGGCGGCGCTCCCGACTGCGCCAGCGCCTGAAATGCGGCCTTCTGCTCTGCGGTCAGGTTTACGGCGTCGCTGCGCTGCGCGGGGGCTTGGTCGTTGAATTGGACCGGGCCGCGAAGGCTATCTACCTGTGTAGCGCCAGTGCCTGCTCCAATGCGGAAACCTTCAATGACCTGCTGACGCGCTCGTGCTTTCTGCGCCAAAACATCTTCGCTATCGCCAGTTTGCGGGTAGAAAATCTGGTCTTGGCGATCAAACTCTTCTTTGCCAATCGCAGCGCCAGACTCCAGGCGAAGGCTGGCCCGGATGAAGTTTTCTTTAGCCTGCTGCGCCCTTTGACGAGCAGGCGAGGTGTTTTCGTTGACGATGTTTTTCGGCAGAACCGCTCGCGCTACATCGCCAAGGATGCCAACCGGCTGCGTACCCTGTTTTAGCTGAGGATCGGCGACAAGCGACTGCCATTCCTGCTCAGCACCAAGCGCCGAGTTGTAGAAGTTGGTGGTTTTGCCTTCACCTTCCGTAAGGCGGCCTTCGGTAGTCAGCTTCTTTTCGTCAATACGCGCCTGCCTAGCAGCGGCTTCGGCTTGACGCGCCGCCGTGGCCTCCGCTCGATCCGCCGCAGCAGCAGCCCGAGCATCCGAATTAACCGCCAGCCCGAAACGCGCCTGTTCCAACGGGTCAACCGTTTTAGGCCCGCCATAGATACGGGCAGGAGGCGATCCCGCCTGCACAGCGGGCTGGGCCGGGATAAGATCGGCAAATGGATTAACCTGCGCCATTACTGCGAACCCCTGCGGCCGAAATACGGTACTTTGCCGTATCCAGGCAAAGTAACATGGACGTGGTCGCCCTCGTCAAGATAGCGGGCGCGTGGTCCAAAGTATGACTGCAACTTGGCAACAGACGTATTCGCGTAATCCACGCCATCCCCCGTCAAATGATGACTAGTACGTACACCGCCTACGGCTGCATTGCCAGCAACAGTACGACGACCGCTAGTCAACGTACCGGGCGCGCGCATGGGATCAGGGAAACGTCGCGCCCCCTTGCGAGGGCGCACCTCCCTTCATCTGTGCAAGACGGGCGCGAACTGCGGCAGGATCGGCACCCGCCGCAATCGCCTGTTGCGCCATTGCCTCAAGGTCGCCCCCACCTTGTTGCGCTGGAGCGGCCTGTGCGGCAGGTGGCGGTGCAGATGTGTCGCCGATCGGCGCGCCCGTCATGGCGTCGAAGCCTTGTAGGTATCCGCCCTGCGGGATGGCCATGTATTTCACGCGGCCAGACGCCAGTGTATCAGTGATCGATCGCGCCGAATTGATGTATCCGTCGAGCGCGCCATCGGACAGATCCTGCGCAGCGTGCGCCAGATCCTGTTGGCTGATGCCACGCTGCATCAGGGCCGGCGCATATTGCTGCAAAGCCTGTCCACGCTGTTCGGCAGGGAGCTGCCGCAAACCAGCCGCAACCTTCCCTAGCACGTCTGCCTGATCGCCTAGCTGCTTCTGCTGGTCCTGATGCAGGCCCTCGATATGCTTGGCTAGGTCGATGTCTCCCGCTGCGTATGCCGCTTGCGTAGCGCCGCGATAATCGCCTTGCGCCAGCGCACCACCCGCTTGCTGTCGGGCCTGCATCGAGCGCTGCTGCTGCTCAGCCTGTACCTGCCGCTGTTGCTGGATAAGGCCCTGCTGCTGCGCTTGCCCAAATGACTGTAGCGCCTCCATCGCGTTAAAGCCGTTGCCGGAAAGGCCCCAATTGACGGCCATCAATAAATACCCCCAAGGCGCCCGCCATAAATTGGCGAAGTGCCGCTTTTGGTATAACTGGACGAAAGACCCCCACCCGCTGCATAGCTGCCTAGATTGGCCAGATTCTGCAACGCACCCGACCACGCCGCGCCACCAGCAAGAGAGGCGTTGGACGAAGCATCAGCCGCCCCCTGCTGCACCTGATTGATGTTGTTGGTTGTGTTGGTCGCGGCGCCTGCAACTTGCCCGATCGCGTTCTGCCCCTGATTGGAAATGTTCTGCAAACCGTTGAGCCAGTTGCTTGAAGACTGATCCGCCAGCGCCATGCCCTTGGCCTGCAAAGCCTTCAGTGTGGCGCCGGATCCACCAAGCCCCCGTGCATAGGCGTTTGCACTGACAGAACCCAATCCAGTGTTGACAAGATCCTGATACCCGGTCGAACCCCGATAGGTGGATAGCGCCTGTTGCGCCGCGTCCCCGCCAGACAGCCCGAGGAAATTTCCCGCCAACGATCCAGCTGCATTGCCGCGGTCAATGGCAGGCTGATTAAGGCCGGTAATATATTGCTGGTTCTGCTGTAGGCGCTGCTGTTCCGAAGCCGCAGCAGCGGCCTGCGTCTTGGCTGCCTTTTTGGCAGCGCTGGACTGGATTGCACCCCCAAGAAGGGAGCCGCCTGCGGCAACACCTGCTGCAATTGCTACTGGTGGCATTTACAGACCTTCCGTCACAAAATACTGAACCTCGCCTGCGATTGAGTCCGTGCCGAACCCGGCTGGCTTCAATCCCATTCGCCGAATATAGCAGATGGCGGCACGATTGTATATCGAGGGCTGCCCCCAGACGATCTTCGCGCCTTGTGTCTTCATAAATTCCAGCATCTTGCGGCCTATAGCCATAGCAGCGGCTCCGCGATCTTCCTTACGAACCATCAAATGGCACTCATAAATTTCGGGACCGCGCCATACGAATATTGCGCAGAAACCCTCATCGATCAGGATGACGTTGCGCGGATCCTCAACCCATGGCGTAAAATCCAGATCGTTTGGCGGATACATTGCACCAAGAAACATCATTTCCCGAACCGATGCGTCGTTACCGATAGCGTTGACCAGCTCGGGATCGTCAACCCTTTGCATCATGCTTCATCCGCGTTCTGGAATTTCGCTTCCACATAACCAGGGCGTCGTGGGCCACTGCCGCCATCAGATGTGCCGGCAGCAGGAATAAGCACAGCGCCGACAACATGCGTGTCCCCGGTCTGCACGGGCGGCGTGGTGCTGACGACATAGGTCACAGTGCCGCCGTCGCGCTCGGGATCGTCATACGAAACATAATCCGTGTCCCCGCTGCCGGTTGCGATGACAGTACCACCATTGACGGGTGCGGATGTGCCGTCTGCATACATCCGGGTATGCGGCGCGATGGTAATAATTGTAGGGCTGGCGGTAAGCACCGAATCCGGCTCGATATATGAGTTAACCAGCGCCTGTTCGCGCTTCGTCGCGTCGGTCAGAGCGGAAGCGGAGGCAGCGGCGTCCAAAGCGGCTTGAGTCGCCGCGTCTAAATTTGCCAGCTGGCTTTGGATTTCGGGCAGCAGCGCAATCGTATTCAGCAGCGTAACAATCTGGCTTAAAATGTCATTCAACCGTCGCGCAAACTCGGTCGTCATACGACCTTCCCGGTCAACAATCGGGTTGGACTGTTGTAGGTTCGGAATGCGGATAGGGCTAGGTGCTACCGCCATGCTTCGTTCGCCACCATGCCAGCAAGGCGAATCCTCTCCGGGGCGATGCACGACACCTCGACTGTACGATAAGGCTGCTGCGGACGTCCAAGGCGCCATAGACTGGCCACGTCGAATGGCGAGCGTACTGTCAGCTCGTCGTAATAATCGGGGTAGCCGTCCTGACCGTCCATCCAGCGGATACGCACGGTCGTGCCAGCAGAGCAGCCAACACCAACGCTAAGGCTATCATTGCGGCCAATCGCCCCGATGAAGCCCACAGTACCGGTAGCAATGCGCTCGATCGCTAGGCCATCATCCGTCCCGCTATCAGGATCCACACGCCATACTGCGCCGTTTGTGTCGGACCCGCAAAGTATCGTGCCTTGCCGGTCATAACCCACTCGCGCGGCCCAAGTGGATTTACCCAACGTGGCGAATTCAGACCACATCTCAGTCGATGCGTCGTATGCGAATGTGCCTTGCCCCGGAATGGCAAGGCAATAGAATTCGTGTCCGTCGATACCGAACACCCAGGCGGATAGATCACCCCCCTTCTTCCGTATGCGCTCAGCGATCGCGTTGTCGCTGACGACTTGCGGGACCGCACCCCCGCGGCACACCTGGGCATCATCAGATACCCACATGACTGAATTGTCAAACCGTTTCACCGTGTCGCGTGCAAGGCAACCGCGCTCGTAGATGCGGCCCGTAACGCGCTGGAACGGCGCATCCAAATCCCCCGTGGATTGCCACGGTTCGATACTATCGTCGCCGAAAATCCAGAACTCGTCACCAACACGTCGGATGGCTACAGCTTTGTCCGGCGAGCTTTCTGCCGTGGCGAAGTTCAACGGATCAACCGTCGTCTCGCCGGGAACCAACCAGTAGAATTTGCCGGTGCGGGTGAGAATGAGCAGATATTGATTGATCTGGTCTATATCCACCACTTCACCAGCATCGTCCGGCATCGTCAACGTCCGCAACGTGCCGTCGTATACGTATAATGTGGAGCCACCAAGGATGGCGTAGATGAACGTGGTGCCGACCATCGGGGTTATGCCGGTGCCAGCGATTGCCCCTTTGTCGGCCCCGCCGCTAAAAAGCGAACCGCCGGAAACCGTCATCTGCTCATCGCTCGACACGCGGTAATCAAGCCCGCGGACAGGCCCAAGCCCAAGCGTTTGTGCGCGCGTCAAGCCGGGGCGTTGAATACGCAATGTCTGGTCCGGACTAATGCCAGACTCGTCCTTTTCGACATAGAAATTGCGCAGCTTCGTTTCAGGAACGAAGCCATCAGTGCGCTTGTATGCCTTCAGGCCAATGGGGACTGCTACCATGCTGAGACCTTAGCATGTTCGTTGAGCAAAATCACGCTGGCACCGTTGGCCGCGTCGGCGAACCAATCAACGCCTCCTGACCATGTTCGTAGGCCATGATCGCCTCCGCATCGTGGCGATCCGAGGTGGAGAGCACGCCATTGAACACCGCTATGGCTTCAAGGATGACCCCCTCGGCATTGATGACGTCATAGAACTGCGTCCAGCCGATCGATGCGCCCGTAGCGCCATTGGAGGGCGTCCCGGTGAATTGCTTGGTCTGACCTGCGCCACCATTGACGTAATGGGTCGACAGCGGGTCAGTTCCGGAAGCCATGGTGTGAACCATCAGCGACGTGACGTTCAGCGCGCTGTTCGTGGAGTTGTGATCGCCAAGCGGCATCGCAGCCCAGGTATTCGTCCCGCTGTTGCCATAGCCCGCCAAGCGCCAAGGGCCAGCGCCCGATCCCCAAGACAGGATCAACACGTTCTGCTTGTTGACCGTGCCACGATACAGCAGCAGGATCGTATGACCCATGGTATCCTTGGGGAACACGCCGGGTGTCGTGAACTCCATACGGCTGTCCGCCGTCATCATGAGCGCCGGCTTGTTGCCGATGCTGGCGACAGACGCGACATACGGCGGCCGACGCGAAGCCGTCGTTTGTTGAAGAACCGTTGACCCGTCGCGAGCGCGCCATTCCGAGACACCATTGCTGCCGTCGAGGGTGAACGTCGAAGCGTCAGCGATGGCATGATAGCCGATCAAGTTTGCGATATCGCCCATCCGCTTGTTGCGGGTGCCACCGCCAGTCGGATATGGGGCTGACAGGACGATCATCAGGCCGTCCGATACAGAGACACAGCCCCAGCCGCAGTAGAGGTGACGGTGAACCAATCACCAGCCGCCAGAACTACAGGCAGCGTAACCGTCGTGGTCGTGCCGCCAGTGGTCTTGGTATACGACACGCCCGGCGTTCCCAACGTGGCCCCCAAGGCAAGCGTCATGCCGGTACGGGTGTAGATATTAAGCGAGCCTGCCGCTGAAAAATTGAACGGATAGTCGAGCTGGTCAAGCGCCAGCCGCGGCGTCACCGTATCTACGGCCGAAACGGTAATGTTAGTAGTACCGTCGAACGACACGCCATTGATCGTCCGCGCCGTCGCCAGTTTGGTTGCAGTTCCCGCGTTGCCAGTGACGCTGGTCTGATCGCCGGTATTCGTTCCCGACAGGTTCGATCCGCTGACAGCGCCGGTCGCCGCAACACTGGTCGGGGTGATTGCACCCAAAGTCAGTGACAAAGACGGTGTAGTGCTGGCGTTGGCGACCGTGCCGGTTATCCCGGCGCCGTTTGCAAACGAGAAGGACGTAACCGTACCCGCGCCTCCACCACCGGACGCCCCATTGGCCGCAGCAATCACGCGCCCCTTGGCGTCCACGGTAATATTGGCGTTGGTGTAGCTGCCGGCAGTCACGCCCGTGGCAGCCAAGGTCGCGGCGAACGATCCCGTTCCAGACCCCGTAACGTCACCCGTCAACGCAATCGTCTGATCGCCGGTGTTTGTGCCATTGGCGGTGCCGGTCCCCGCAGCCGCCCCAAGCGCGATCCTTGCTGCCGCAGCCGTGCTGGATCCCGTGCCACCGTTGGCAACCGACAGGTCAGCACCAGACCAATTGGCATCGTTGACACTGGAAAGCGCCGCAAGCGAACCAAGCCCAAGGTTGACGCGTGCAGCATTGTAATCCGTCAGGCCGGACAGGTTATCCGACTTATACATGTCCCCCCCGCCGGCACTGCCGGAAGACCCGCGAGGAATGCCGAAAGCCAGAATCAGGTCGTTATCGGTGCCGATATTGGTGACAGTGGCAGGCGAACCCACAGGCAGCGTGGTTGTTTCACCAACCGTTACCGATGGCGCATCGACGGCAACGCGCACGGCGCCACCCGTACGAACGATACGAGATGTCATACCGGCGCCCTCACAAGAACATTGATCCACACCGGAGTGGTAACGGGCGAGATAATGCTAAGCACTGCGCCCAACACACTGACCGTCAATGTCTTAGGAACGCGCTGCACAATAATAACAACCTGCGTGTTGGTTGCGCTATTTTCTTCTACACTGGCATCATTGCGATATGCCACGCCGTTAGGCGTTTCAGCCGTGGTAGTAACGGCGGGCTTGATCCCCGCGGCATAAGCCTTCGGGTATATGAATACCGCTCTGCCGTTTGCGTCAGGCGTTACTTGAGTGCGCACGGCCTGCTGGCGATCGGCGCCGGTCAATGCATCTGCCGCCACCGAATCCGCCTTGACCATTGCGGCATTGGCAGTAGTCGTAGCATTACTGGCTTCAGCCGCAACAGCAGCCAAATCAGCTGGGCTGACACCGGATGGGTTGAACAAGCCCTCAGGCATCAGGAAAACCGATTGACAGTATACGGCTGGTTTGCCGCCGTGGACAATAGCGTCAGCGTACCCGCAGTGCGATCAGGCGGGTTGTAGGAGCCACCAGCAACGATCGGGAAGGATCCAACTCCATTGACAGCAGGCGTTCCCCACGAAGCCCACAGCGTAGCCGTGGATGGGTTGATTATCTCGGAACGCGTCGTGTTGGTAATCTGCACTGCTGCCGTTGAACCGCTAGCTGCAATGGACCCAGACACGGACGAAGATGCAACAGACGTCGTTGCCACAGATGCCGTACGCAACGGCGCAGCAGCGGTGCCAACCGGATTAAGATCATCATCGGCCATCCATACGGGAACAGCCGTCGAGGATTTGCTTTGCTGTCCAGGCATCAGATATACACCCCCATCACACTTTCACGACGCATACCGTAACGGTGAGTCATTTGCATCCTGAAACGCGCGGCTTGGCTAACGGTTACTTCGGAAAGTTCGGCGCCAAACTGGTCTGCAATCTCGACCGCAAGGCATGATGCCAGCCCGGACGCGTCAGCGGTAGAGCGGGGGGCTTCATCGTCCTGTTGTAGAGATTCGATCTGCTCCCACTTCTTCAGCGTGCCGTCATAGATCGACGTCAGCACATTGCCGGTCGCCTCATCGGTGATGATGACCACGGAGCCATCTCGGGGCGACTGCACGCATCCGATAGGCTGGCTGGGCTGAATATCCACCACCGTGTCATTACCCTGCGTGGTGATACTAATGATGGTGCCATAATACCCGCTGCGCAGTTCGCGACCGTAGTCCGGCACGATGCCGTCAGACACAAACTCTGGCAGGATGATTTCGATATCGTCTCCAGCGCGGCGCATGATGCGTTCGTTGCCTCGTGCAACGTACTGCGTACCCTGCGGCATCCGGTCATAAAGGCGCCCGAACGCCCCCGATGCAATCCAAGATTGATATAGCCCCTGAAGGCCCGCCAGCGCGTCCGCTGCATCCGTAGGCCGTGCGTCACGCCCTCCCCCCAACACGCCCAATTTACGCAGGGCAAGGTTCGTGACGTGACGCACTGTCGCCATTACTTGGTCGCTTCCACCAGCTTTGCGCGGAGCGTTTCGACGCTGGGATTACCCTGCACCGACACGCCGCGTGCGCGCAGCTGAGTCTTCAAAGCAGCCTTTTCAGTGCCTTCTTCGGCACGTGCTGCCAGCATTTCCGCATCAGGCTCGTCCGCTTCCACCGGATCCGCCTTCGCTTCCGCGCTAAACATCGGGTTGCCCTTCAAGGCGTCGAACAATCCCTTGTCCTTCACCTCGACAGGCTGGCCCTTCACGAAGGTAACGCCCTCGATCAGCACCATCTGCGCTTCGGGGTCGCTATCCCCGATCCAGGTCAGCTTCGACATCAGGCCGGCTCCTCGACATACCCATCCAGCACCACGACGATGTTGCCGGTGTTGTTGGTGGTTGCGCCGCCAACCGTCAGCGTGACAGTCGTGTAGGCACCCTTGCCACCCGGCGTGTTGGGCGACGACAGGAAGTCTCGACCCGCATCCGCCATGGTGACGTTGCTGCCCGTCGCTGCGGCCGAAGCCGAAGCGAAGTAGCGAGCTGGGTCAGCGCCTGCGCCGCCGCCGCCGGTATCGCCCACCGTGTAGGTGACGCCAGTGCCGGCCGCACCCACCACCTTGACGAAAGCCGACCGCACCCGGAACTTCGGATGCAGGCGGAACAGCTCGACCACATCACCCACCGCGAGCGCGCCCGTGGTGGCAAGGTTGATCTCCGCACGCTCTACCTTGAGCGAACGACCGCCGATGCCCGGACCCGAAACCGGATACTTCGGCACCGTCATCTGAAGGGACTGGAAAGTTGCCATGTCAGTATCTCCTTACGAGCCGATGGGCGTGGAAGCGGTGAAGACCTCGACCATGCCATAGTTGGTGCCAAGGAACGAGGTCTTCTTCTGACCGCGAAGTTCCTCGATCGCGACGCCCGGACGGAAGCCGTAATCGCGATCACGATCACTCTTCGGCGTCGGGTCCTGACCCCATGCAATCGCCAGCGCACCAGCGCCGCACAGGAACGAACGGCTGACGTTGGCACCCGAAGTACCCACGCCGTTCAGCGTGTTCAGCTCGGGGATCTCGCGCAGGATAACGCCGTCATAGATACGGTCGCCACCCTGAAAGATCGGGTTGCTGTCCACGCCACGCTCACGAGCATCGCGGTCGGCCTGTGCGATCAACGGATCACGGCTGGCCTGCGAGAACGCAAACGAGTCCATAAACATAACGAACCATTCGCGGCCCGCAGTGGCATCCGACTGATACGGATTGATCGCCATGCCTTTGCTGTTGTTCGTGGTGCGCTTGGCGAGCGACTTGGCGATCTGGATGACCCGCGCCGACATCTGGTCGTTCACGGTATCGACCGTGCCAAGCGCCGTTGCGAAATTGCCCGAAGCCGAGTTGGCCAAATCACTGCCGAACAGCATGCGGTCGGCGTTGTTCTGGAGGTACGTGTTGCGCTGTGCCGCAGTGGCGTTGGCGTAGAGCACGGCAGTGTCAGCCAGCGGCGATCCGTCAGCGTCGGTGACGCCGGGAATAATAACCGACTGGAACGCGTTGATGATGCTATCGCGCAGCTTCACCTTCGACCACGTAACCAGACGCTCGCGCGCCGCGTTCAGCAGGTCGATTTCGGTACGGAACGACGTGGACTTGGGAACGACAACACCGTTACGCAGCCAGTTGATGCGCACCTGATCGCCGTAGTTCTCCATCTCCTCCTCGTTGCCTTCGAGGACTTCGGAACCCTCGACGCCGCGACCGCGCAGTTCGAGAATGAGCGGGATGTTGATGGTCGAACCTGCATCGGTGCGCAGTTCCGAACGAATGCGGATGATGCTCGATTCCGAACGACCCATATACGGAGCGTAACCGGAAGCGCGCGTGTAGGACTTCAGATAGTTGGTGACCCAGACAGCTTTTTCGCTGACGGATGCAAGCTGGACTTCTGCCATTGTACCCTCTTAGGAAAAGAGAGCATCAACTCCAACAAGGGGGCCGGTAGCGGTTTGCCGAACATCGCTTGGCGCTGTTGCCTGCGATGCCAGACTGCGCGGAACCCTTGGCGTCGGTGATGCCGATGCGGGAACCACAGCGGCGGTTGCCGGTGCGGACGCGCTCTGACCTAGAAGTGCCGGGTTCTTGGCAAGGTAGTCCTTGACGAAATCGTCAATGCTACGATCACCGATCTGCGACACGAGGCCGTCACGCTTGTGTTGCTGGATCACCCAATCAATCGGCAACGCCTGTGTCTCGAATGCGACTTCGACCTGCTGCCTGAAAACCGGATCCGACTGCGCCTTTTCAAGCGCCCAAGACCGTGCTTCCTCAACCTTGTCCTTGCCGTAATCTCTGACCGCAAGATGATAGCTGGTATCGACCTTCTGCGTTTGACGCGCTTGGTTGATCTGGCTTTCGATATGCGCGGCGAACCCGTTAGGGTCATCATAGGGATCGGGAATATTGGCTTGCGCCTGCGGTGCCTGCTGCTTCAGGCGCTCAATCTCTGCTTCCAGAGTCTTGCGCTTTTCCCGTTCATCCAACAGCGCCCCGATCGGGATGCGGTCTTCGGTGCGGGCCTCAACAACTGGCGGCTCCGGTTCCGGCTCTGGCTCTTGTGGAGCCTCGACCACTTCCGGCTCTGGCTGAATATCAACAACAGGCTCAACGGCTTCAACCGCTTCATCCGTTCCGAACACTTCATCCAGATTGTCAGCCATATTCACTCCCTACGTTCCGTCTCGTGGAACCAACGACACGCCCGGCAACCTCGGCGGCAGGTGCTGATTATTGCGGTCCAGCAACCGATACGCCCGTTATCCCCGGCGGCGGGTAGCCTGATACCCGTTGAATACTACTGATTGTCCGCCAACGCAAGCATCGGATCAAGGCCAAGCTGTGCGAACAATTGGGCCTGCGCCGTATCCGCATCTGCTGCCGTCTTGTGCGCCGATGCGACCTTCTGCAACGTCGCTGCCTGCGTATCCTCGATCTTCGCGGCCTGCTCTGCCTCGACCAGCTGCTGCGCGCGTGCCTGCGCCTCTGCCTGCGCCTGCATCTGCTGCGCCTGCTCTTGCTGCACGGCCTCCTTCATCGACTTGACGCGTTCCAGCAATCGCGTCTTGTCCGGTAGCGGGGCCAGTTCCAGCACGACTTCGAACACCGGCGACATCGGATCGATACCCGACTGGATCAGGTCCATAACAGATTCGAACACCTCCTGCTCCAGCGCCACAGTGTCGGGCGTGCTGGCAATGATGATATCCATATCCATTTCGGCGGGGCGGTTCTGGGTGATAGGCTGCTGGACAACTTGCCCCTGACCGTCAGGCCCCGGAACGATGGTTGGCTGGTAGCCTGTGACCTCATTGATCTGCAAGAACTCCACAGCCCTTGGATTGTCCGTCACACGAATCCATTCCGGCTCCGTTTTGAATTGCTGCGCGCACTTCCACATCTGCTCATAGACGCGGTTTTCGAACTCCGCGAACCGCCCGAACCCGCGCCCGAACTGCGTCAGGCCAGCCTGCTGCGCCACCTGACGCGCGCGGCCCGATGCTGCTGACCCCTCCCGCAGATCTTGGGCTATGGCGACCGGCACCATGCGTTGCAGGCTTTCCTTCGCCTCAGCCAACATCTGAAGGTTGCCGGACGCCATATCTTGCGCCTGTACGGCCTGCCAACCGATCGGGATGACGCCATCGGCTCTTGCCGTCTCACGGCGCAACTCTTCGGTATCGACCGGTGGCGCATTCATATCGGTTTGCTGAACCTGCCGGCTGTTGAGCAAATGCAGGCCACGAGAACGACGCGCGTTCACCTCATCCTGCATGTACCGCATCGAACGGATAGGCCCATAACGGTTGTTCTGGCGATCCACCTTGAACGATTCCGCCTCGATCGGGCAGCGCGTTTCGCCGGTCTGCACGTCTACATACGGCGAGCGGTCGAACTCCAGCGTTCCCGCGGCGCAGTACACAGCACGCAACCAGCCTTCAGCGGCCTTGTAATAGATTTCAACCACCAGCACACGATTGCGGCGCCGGTCCACCCACATGATACGTGACTCCGGCTTGTCGTCCCAAGTCGCTTCCAGAGCATTCTCCGCAACAGTAGTGATATCACCCATCGTTCGCACGCGCTCGGCCCATTCCGGGTTTGCAGCTACCTCGTCGGCGTACATCCACGTCGTAAAACCCAAGTACTTTGCGTCCTTGAAGTCGTTGTCGCGGCTCTTGGGGTCGTAGAAGAACGTTTCCCACCGCCCGCGGCTGACCGTCACGTCACGCCCGTTGAACTCGATCACTGCGGCACATACGCCGTGCTTCAGATAATCCTCCGCGCAGTCCATGCGCTTCTTGGTCCATTTTGACTTGTCCGCAATGAACCGCAGCATCTTGGTCGCCACGTCCGCGGCCGGCTGCGCTTTGGGATTGCGCGGATAGGCGCGCGGGTCAGTCTTGCCCGACTCCATCACGCCAAGAATGCCATCGATCGCAGGAGCAATACGGTTGTCAATCACCAGCGGCTGGCCACGCTGCTTCAGGACGGAACGCACCTCGGCATTGGCCTGCCCGTGCGTGTCGTAATAATCCTGATCCTTCTCCTGCTCGTCGCGCGCCTCGTTGGTCAGCTGCCGCGATTCATCGAACATCTTCTTCAGCTTATCGATCGTCGGCGGCTTCAGGCCACTATCGCTATCATCGTCGGCAGGCGGGGTGACGCTGTGTTCCGCGATGTCGCCGGGGATCTGGCCATGCGGAACAACAGCATGGGCTTTGCGAATAGGCGATGCTTCGTTGTCAATTGCCATGTATCAACCCCAAACCGAACCCGACAACTCTTTCCGCATCGGCTTGTGCCAGCGGTCGTTTGGTCCTGCTATCACAGGTTTTGTCTTGACAATAGCGGGATGTGCCATGTCGATGGCGCGCCCGATATTGGCCGCAGCGTCAACCTCGTCGTCCCAGCGCCCGGTCGGGAACTTCTTGTACTGCTCCAAAACCTCATCACCCATGAAGCCGATAGGGATATGCACCTCACCCATCGCGGCCTTTGCCTGAAACGGCTGCGCCTTGGTGGGTTTGTCACCACCAGCGGTTGATAGTGGCTCGATACGACAGGCGATCTTGTTGCGCCGCATAGCCGCCATCACGAAGGGTTGCGCCGACTTCCAGTTGTTATCGGCCTCGGGAAACCAGCACAGTGGCTTCCACTTCTTGATGAGCGGCAAGGCACCCTCATCGCATAACGTCTGCTCGCCGGTTCGCTCATCCAGCTTGACGCCCATAGCAACGTCGATCGTACCCTGCACGCGGTAACCATCCAGCAACCAGATATGCTGGTGCTCATCCACACCCCACACCCGGAACACGTTGAAGTCGCTGTCCTCAGTGCCACCAGGAGCATGATCGCTGGTCATGTAGATATTGAGCGCAGCCGGCTTCTGGCTGTAGCGCTGGAACCACGTAGTTTTGAAATATGTGCCTTCCTCGGCAGACGGCTTCTGCTGATACAAACTTGTCCATGTGCGCACATTGCGCTGGAACGGCGCCCAATGCTCATGACTGAACCACTCGGGCCACAACGTCTCACCGATTGCACGGCCTAGGGGATCGTCGCGCCGATCTGCGATGGCTGGCAGACAGATTACTTTCCACCAACGCCCATCGCGCCCTTCGAATATCCCACTCTCGCCATCCCAATCCTCAGGCAGAATACGGCCAGCAGGGTCATCGGCATGCCAACGTGTCAGGATCATCACCTGCGGCGCGCCGGGAATCAAGCGCGAGCAGAAGTCATCGACATACGCATCCCATGTCGTGTTGCGGATCGTCTCGCTCTCTGCCTGCTGACGGCCCTTGATCGGGTCGTCCAGCACGCCCAAGGCCGCACGGTTGCCAGTAAGGCCCGACAGGATACCGCCGGCCATGTACTCAGATCCGTTGGACAGCGCCCATTCGTCAGCCGCGGACTGATCTCCACGCAATATCGCATCAGGGAATATCTGATTGAACCGGGGTGATTTGATAAGCTGGCGTGCGCGTCGCCCCTGCTTCTTGGCAATATCGCTCGCATAGCTGGCAAGAATGACGTTTTTACGTGGCTGACGCGCCATGAACCACGGCACACCCACAACGTCTACGTACGTGCTTTTGGCGCTCCCTGGCGGCATCAGCACCATCAGATTAGGAACCGCGGGCGTACCGATCTGCTGGAAGTCGCTCAACAGCAGGTCGTGATGGCTGGCTAGCTTGGGCTGACGCAGCGCGTCGAACTTACTTTCGTCAGGATCGTCGGACAGTGGCACAGTCGGAATATCAACCGAGCATGCGAAGTCCTTGACGTAGCGGCGGGCTAGCTCGTGCTGTGCGGCCTCAACGTCCGCCGTTGTCAGTCGCACGCTTTTCCGCCACCCAAGAGTTTAACTGCTGGAATGCAAATGCGGGATCAAATCCGACGCGAGAGACACGACAGCCGCAGCGGCCTAGCTCCGGGATTTCTACCGCCATCTCACCGTAGCGAAGGCCACGACTGATTATAACTGTTGCTCCAGAGCCAAGCCGCTTTGCGAAACCGCGCTCTTCATCATCCATGACCAACTGGTCATTAATCAGCGTTGCCACTTTCACCCTCCAGCTTCTCTATCTGCTCATTGATGAGCCGCAGTCGTGCCGCGTAGCCTTCGCCCATGCGCTGACTGGCGTCACGAAGGGCGTAGAGGCGGGCGAGTTCATCCGCCATTGTTAAGCGCCGCAATCTCGCGAAGGGCCGCCTCGCTCAAGTTACCAACTGGTAGCATCTGAATCTTGATAGCATCGCCGTCCTCACCGGTAACCTGCATTGGAAGAACTTTGCCAAGTAGCGCCATGAAAGGCCCGGGGTTCTTCATTGCCTGATCTTCAAGATATCCTACAAGTCCATCGTCTCCACCAGCTTTGCTAGCCGCTTGTAGTATGGCGTCCTTCAGCAGCGCTGTAGTCTTGTTGACAGCGCCCTTGGGTCGGCCCGGACCCGGCTTGCCATTTCCGATGTTATTTAATTCCGTGGCCATCACCGGAATATAGCACGCGCAATCGCGTTCGCCAAGTTGCGACCAAGTCCATAAAACAGCCCCTGATTAAACCACCGCCATCTGCTCAACGCCCATCATCCCACATATGCACCCGCACGGCCTCGATGGCGGCACGGGCATCGTCACGGAAGTCATCACGGGTAAACGCGCTTTCGTAACCGCGAGCCCGCCGCTCAATCTTCGTGTTCGGCAACGCCAGCCAATCGGACTCATCGCCGCCATAAATCGCCCGAGCCACCCGCTCCACCAAAGCCTCGTCATCCAGGATCATGCTACTCTCCCTTTCGGTGGGTGGGGGTGATCTTGCCCTGAAGCCAAAGGAGCGATGACCCCATGGCGTACATAAGCCGGGCCATTGCAGCGGTGCGCCAAGTGACCAGATCCCGATGCGCCATGATGAAGCGATAGTTTGCTTCTAGCTGCTTGCGTTGCTTGCTCACCGCCCCGCCTCCTTTTCGAGGGCGCGCAAGACGTGCCGCGCGTCGGGGTGAATGATGCGGTTTGCCGCCATAAGAGCAGCCGTGAAGTCACGACCCTCGTCGTCTGTGAGCGCCTGTCCCTGCACCCAAGCTTCGATGCATCGGTCCAAAGCGTCGAGTGACATGGCTAGGACCAACTGCTCGCTTTCCGATAGCGTCATGACCGATCCCCCGCAGCAAGGGCGCGGCCGCGCTTGATGGCGGCGAGGGCTAGCGAAACACCGGCTTGCGGGTCCTCGTCCTTCTCCCCAGCGAGAATGCGCGGCACCCACTTGTGGCCCAGCTTGTCGGCTTCTACGGCAGCCATTTCCCTTGCAGCGATCAGATCCGCATCAACCGGCTCGGGCAGCAGGGCGACGATGGCGCGGGCGCGCTCCCACGCCTCGAAGCCCCAGCGCGTGTAGTAATCCGCGTGCAGCCCACGAACGTGCTCCATCCACTGTGCGAGGCCGATAGCGCGCTCAACCACCTCCGGCCCCACCTCACTCGGGCTTGGCGCTGGGTGGGGCTTTGCGAGCGGTGAGCCAGCCATATACGAGCACGCCCTGCCATCACTGGGACGTAGATGCTGGCCGAACTCGCCGACTTGGCCCGAGAACCCGCATTTATTGCAGAAGCCGGTCGTCATGCTTCCGTCTCCGAAGTGGCGAGGGCAACCTTCATCATTGCGACCCAAGAATCATGCGCCGCATCGTAATCAGCGCGCGCCCCAACTCGTGGCATTTGCGCGGTAATTTCAGGTGCCCCCGCGAGCTTCATTGCCATCGTCGGTTGAATAGCAGCTTGCAGGACTATACGCGCTAAGCGCGCATAGTTTCTTGCGTCTGCAATTACGTGGCCGTCATCGCGGATAGCCTGAGCGCAACGATCAATCATTTCACTCATCTCTCAATATCCTCTTAGCAGCCGGATCATGCCGACGTCTCCGGTGTGGGGATGACAGGTGTCGTCTTAGTGATCGCGCGACGAACAGCGCTCAGCGCGTTCAGCTTGATGCCAAATTTCTCGGAGGGCTTTGCCGACAGCGCTTCTTCTGCAAGAAGCAGAGCCGCCAGCAGATCGGGTGCGGCAGCCATCAGGCGAGCATTGGCAGCCAGTTCCTGTTCTGAGGTGCGATTCTTAACCGATCGACTTTGGTAAGAATATCCCCCACTAATAAGGGCGCTGAAGCGATTGACATCCCCAATCTCATCAAGGGCGTAGACCATTGTGCTGCCATTGCGGGACGCCAAAAACCATTCCCCAGGCGTATGCTTCTCACTCATGCCCCATTCTCCAATTCGAAACGGTCTGCGGCGAGGGCGTCAGCTGCGTTTCCTGCTTCATTGCCATACGCTGCAAAATTGGCTTGGCGGCGACCGACTTCATAGTCCGGCTTTCTCCCCTCTTTCAGTTCGGCAGCGCAAAATTCACTAAACACATTGTTGAAAACTATGCGGCGCCGCCACTCACTGCCATTAGCACAACCGCCTTTCTTGCCGGTCGCCTCCATAGTTGCTTTAGCCTTGGCAACCGCTACCGCTCTTTTTTCCGGGGAAATATCCCGAGTATTTTGCTCGGGCGTCCCCCATTGTAACTGAGCCGGGTTACAGCACACTGGATTGTCGCACATATGCCTTGCGATACTAGGACAGTTGTAAACCACCTTCTTGACCGCGAACATATCCCACTGTCCCGTCTTCAGGACGAGCGAAATGCGATGAGCCTGATACTGGCCATATTTGCTGAAAAACCAGCCGTAGCCGCTGGTTCGCTTTTCGCCAGTCCATGGCCAACAGGCGTCATCGCCGGCGGATTTATCCACCTTGCTCCAAAACAGCTTCTTGGTTACATCATCAAACACAGCGGCACCTCCATTGCCGTTAGGGGTGACATCGAGCGGACCTACCAAGAACGCTCTGTCACCCCGCACCTTACACCAAAATCGATTTCTCTCAAGACCCCTTTTTCCTCACCGCACAACCACGGCAGGGGGAGGGGTTAGCGCTACGTCGTCTGCTTCCCCAATCCCAATCTGGAAAACATGCCAGCCTCCCCAATTTCATCCCCAAACATACGCCCCCCCCTTTAGGGGGGCGTGTTTTGGGGAATTGGGGATTGGCAGTTTTCCGCCATTCTTGAATCCAATTTCCCAAAACATTCCCCAATTATTTTACCCAATTGGGGAAAGCCCAAAAGCCTTGTTCGCGGCCTCGATATTGGCCCGCAAGCCCTTTGCCGCGCGGCCCTTCACGCTATCGTGAAAATCATACTCTTCGATCATCTTGCCATCCATCAATAGGCCGGTGATCTTGCGCGCCTCGTCATCCTCAACGCCCATCATGTCGCCAATCAGATAACCGATCCAGCGCTTCGACCCGCCGGCCGCGCTCTTGCTGAAGGGCTGGTCCGTAGCCACGCCATCCTGATCGACAAAGCCTTCTTCAAGCGTATTCAGCACCCGCATAATCTGCGATGGCTCATAGGCACCAAGACCGTTGGGCACCCATGGCTTAAGTGCGCCAACCTCGTCGCCGCCCTCGCTATCGTCAGCCGCCCCGTTCTGAAGGACGACCGAAATCTTCTCGAACCAGGAACGTCCGCCGATTAGCGAATTGTTGGACTTGGCGTCGTCATAGCGGACGTATCGAAAGCGATCGTCTTCCTTCACCGATAATGCCGACGCCTCGCCCTTCGACATCACGAACAGCGTCGCAGCCAAGCGCGCTGAATTGACGATGGCGCCGCCACCGCGAATCACATCCGCACTGCCAGCCTTATCCTCCGATCCCTTGGTGGTGTGATGCACCAGATAGACCGCAGCGCCCGTAGGCCGAGCGATCTTATCTCGCCATATTTTCATCGCCCACTTGGTATCGCCGTTGCTATTTTCGTCACCGTCGAACGTCTCTGCGAACGGGTCCACGATCACCACGTCAATGCCGTAATGCTTGATGACATCCACCAACTGGTCCACCAGCGGCGTCGCGATCAGAGATTTTTTCACCGGATCGCTGGTGGACATCAGGATATTTTCCGGAGCATCGGCAAGCATTATCTGCCCGCGCTCGGCGCCAAACCCCATCACCGTTTGCGCCGCCACCATGCGCCGCCGCTGCTCGGCTATGTCGTCCTCGGCATTGATGATGAGCACCTTGCACTTCTTCTTCGGGCGCCACTTCGCCCATTCCCTACCCGCAGCCAGCATAAGCCCAAGCTGCAACGTAAACACCGATTTGCCGGTGCCACCAGGCGCTGCAAGAATGTGCGTGGATCCCGCCAGCAACGCGCCGGGAATGATCCACGGGCGCAACGGTATGTCTGCTTCCTTGAAATCCATGGCATCCACGAATGAGATTGCGCATGGCGGTGCCGCTGCCGGCGGCTCGGGACGATTGGCGAAATCGATCAAGCCTTGTCGGAATGTCGCGGCGACAGCCTCCACACCTTGCTCGATCATCTGGCCGTTGAAGTCGTCGTCCCCACTGGCAAGTTGCGGAGGCGCAATGACCGGGACACCCAGCTCCGCGCCAAGCTGCTCCATGGCGGACAGGCCCTTGCGATCCGCGGCAATGACCACACCCACACCGGCGGCGATCATCTCGCGCGCGATATTCTCAACCTGACCCGCGCTGAAAGCGATGCACACCTTGTCGGGCACGGCCTCATAAATAGATGCGCCTGTTGCAAAGCCTTCGCAGATCGTGACGCGGCCGAAACCGATGCCGATGTAGAAGCGCGCACCGACCGTGGGGGCATCTTTCTGGAACCGTTTGGTGCCATCCGGCGCGATCGACTGGACGTTGATGATGTCGCCATTCGCGTCCCACATCGGCACAAGGAGATTATCGCCCTCCATACGCGCCCCGCATGGCGCGACATACTTGCGCTCCAGATAGCCTTGCGTGCCTTCAACGTCGCGCGCCCGATCCCATCGACGGTTAGCCTGCTCAATCGCGGCCTTGCGTAGCTGCTGGGCAATCGCTTCCTGCCCCGCCAGCCATTCCTTACGCTTTTGCCGGTCGGTATCGGACAGCTCGATAGACTGGCCGCCGGTCAACCGGCCCACGGCCTCGGCGATAGTGATATGCTCAATCTTGGAAACGAAGTCGATCACATCGCCATGCGCGCCGCATCCGAAGCAATGCCAATGCTCATCCGATTCCTTGAACTTCAGGCTCGGGCTGTTCTCGTTGTGGAAGGGGCATAGCCCTTCATACCAACCGCTGTGCTTGCGCAATTTGATCGTGCGGCCGATCACCTCATCAAGCGGGTAACTTTGCTTGATGGCGTCAAAGTCGTGGCCCTTCATACCGCTGACCCCTGGAGGTAGTCGGATAGCGCTTTTACAGTCGCATATGTCGGCTCGTTGCCCCGCTTAATGAGGTTGTAGATCTTCATATAAGGCACGCCACTACGCCGGCTTACCTCCATCAGATTGCGGTCCTCCAGCTTGTCCTTGATGTCGGTGGGCGTCAGCATGTTTTTCCCTCGTGCTAAAATTGTTGCTTGACTACTAACGCGAGCCGCGTTCATAAGCAACCCCGCAAGAAAGGAAGAAGCCAATATGTCCATCTTATCCCGCGCCTCCAAACCGGAGGCCGAACCCTTCGTCGGCACCATCGTCGGCGTACAGGGTACAGGCAAGACCAGCCTGGCCTGCACATTCCCAGACGTGTTTATGATCCGCACGCAGGGCGAAAAGCCGCCGCAGGACATTCCGGATAACCAGCAGCCTACGACGCTGGAAATCGAAACCGCAGCCGAGCTGTGGGATGCGCTGAAAGCGCTTCTGCGTGAGGATCACGCCTTTAAGACGCTGGCATTCGACACCGCGACTGGCCTCGACATCTTGTTCACCCAAGACGTGCTTGCGGCAGACGCAAACGCTCGCGGCCTGAACCAGAGCCACGGCGGCTATGGCAATGGCGCTAGCATGGTGTCCGCGATGCACATGCGGGTGCGCAAGGCCGCTGAGATGCTGCGCAAACAGAAGGGCATGAATATTATCTTTCTGGCGCATGCCGAGATCGTGGATGTGTCACCGCCTGACGGTGAACCATATTCGTCCTACTCGCTGCGGCTGCCCAAGAAGTCGATGGCGCCCTACCTGGACTCCGTGGACTGCGTTGGCTTCCTGAAGCAGGAGCGTATCGTGCGCGGTGCCGTCGAAGCAAAGGGCGACCGCGGCGCAAAGCCGGGGCGTGCCATCAGCAGTGGCGACCGGGTGCTGGTGACGTACCTGACGCCGGCAATGGCGAGCAAGAACCGCTACGGCATCACCGAGGATCTTGAGGTTGTGAAGGGCGAAAACCCGCTGGCCGCTTATGTGGGGCAGGGAAAGCCCAAGAAGGTACGACCCAAACCCGAGCCGGTGAACGAAGACAATACCCCTGACAGCATTGATGAAGAGGAGAATGCAGCGTGAGCTTTTGGGATTTGGACGACGGCACCAGCGCCGTCAGTGGCGACAAGGAATTCAGTGCGGGCGGCGTTGACTTTGATGTAATTCCCAAAGGCACTAGCGTTCTAGTGACGGTAGAAGATGCCAACTGGAAGCCAGGGTATCAGGTCGAAGAAGAGTTCGTGAACCTGAAGGTGCGCGTGCTGAAGCCCGAGGCGTATGCCAATCGCGTCTTGTTCTTCAAGCTGTGGGTGGATGACCTTGACCCCGGCGTAAAGACCAACGGCGTGTTCGACAATGCCAAGGCCAAGACCAAGCGCGACAAGCATAAGAAGATGCTCATGGCGATCGACGCCAACAGCAAGGGTCGGCTGGCGAAGCTGACCTCGCGCATGGATAACGACCAGCTCGCCATGGCGCTTGTCGGCGGCCAGTTCGTCGCCACACTCGGCGTGTGGGACAAGGACGAAGGCGGCGTCAAGGTCCCCGGCGGCAACTGGCTGATGGCTGCAAAGCCCAAATCGGCAGAGATCAGCGATGGGCCGGCGCTCAAGGCCAAGCCAAAGGCGGCGCCGATCACCGATGACCTCGACGATGATGTCCCCTTCTAACCACCCCTGACCGGACGCCGCCCCGTAGCAAAGGGCGGCGCGAGGATGAGGACGAGTGGAGAGAAGAGATGAATTTTTATTTTAAGCGCAAACCAATCAATGGCAGCAGATATGGCATTGGTTTTAAAAGCAAAAAGCAATTGCCCTTGGTGATGATTTGGAAGGAGTTTTTAAGCGAAGGCGAAGTTTGCGAAGCTTATGTTATTTATTCTTCTTACCGCGGCTACAAAGCATGACCGCCCCCCAGCGCTCTCCCGAATGGTTCGCCGCCCGTGCCAAGCGTATCACCGCAAGTCGCGTAGGCGCTATTCTTGGTCACTCCCCCTTTGCCACGCCTGATGATGTCATGCGCACGATGGTTCGTGAAGCCTTGGGCGCAGAAAGAGAGTTTACTGGCAACGTGGCCACCGCCTGGGGTAATGCTATGGAAGCAAATGCCATCGCGGACTTTGAGATGGAAACCGGCCTTTCCGTCGAGGCTACGGGTTTCCACGAATACGAAGATTGGGCGGGTGTATCGCCAGACGGCCTGATCGGCCGCAACTGCGGCATAGAACAGAAGTGCCCCTACGGCCTGCGTAACGATCCTGAGCCGGTGTTCAAGCCGCTGAAGGAACAGCCGCATTATTACGATCAGGTGCAATTCACGATAAATTGTCTCAACCGTGATTGCTGGTGGTTCGTACAGTGGACGCCGCATGGTAGCGCACGGGAAATGGTGCCGCACAGCAAGGCGTGGGCCGATACCAATATGCCGATCTTGCGGCAGTTCTATGCGCGCTTCCTGTCTGAGCTGGAATCGCCGGATGAGCATCTAGCGCCATTGCGGACGGTGATCGACACCCCCGCAGCCGCCCTCATGGTAGCTGAATACGACCAGCTATCCGAAGCCATCTCGCTTGCGGAGGAACGCAAGAAGGACCTGCTCGCAGAGATGGTGGCGCTGGCTGGGGAGAGGAATGCGGTGTTTGGTGGGCGGAAGCTTACCCAAACAACCCGCGCCGGTTCCGTGTCTTACGGCAAGGCGCTGAAGGAATTGGCACCGGGGGCGGATCTGTCGAAGTGGACGGGGAAGCCGTCGAGCTATTGGGGGTTGAAGTGATGTGGACCGTAGAGCCTTTAACCAAAAAACAAGCCGACGCTTTGGTTACAAAGCGCCATTATTCGCGTCGTGCCTCAATGTTTCAATATGCCTTTGGCTTGATTGAAAATGGAAAAATCGAAGGCGTTGTTGTATACGGCTCACCGCCATTGCAAGTAGTAAAGCATGCGTTAAACGGTGCAGATTTTCTTATGTTAGAACTGACTAGGTTGGTTATTCAAACAAAAGAAAAAAATGCAGCATCATTTCTAATTGGTCGTTCTTTGACCATGCTTCCGCAGCCGTGTGCTGTGGTTTCGTATGCGGATACAGAATTTAGCCATGCTGGCATTGTGTATCAAGCGACTAATTGGCTCTACACAGGCGCTACAAAATCACACGATCATATGTATTTGATCGACGGAAAACGCGTTCATCCTAGGACGTTAGCATCTCGCGGAATCACCAATCCTAAACAATGGGCAAAAGACAACGGCATTGAAACAGTGCCCCCGATGTATAAGCATCGTTATTTCTTCTTTAACGGCAATAAGAAAGAGAAAAAGGCGCTTAGACTAAATCTTAAATATCCGGTTATAACGCCTTATCCTAAAATGGATCAAAATAGATACGACGATGGCGAGCGTGTAGAAATGCATTTAACAGATAGGAATGCTGATTTTCAGCAGTCATTGCTATGAACCTTCGCCCATACCAAACCGCAGCCTGCGACGCCGCCCTAGACTACATGCGCACCACAACCAGCCCGTGCCTCATCGACGCAGCGCCCGCGGCCGGTAAAAGCCACATGATCGCCCACATCGCTGATCGACTACATGCCATCAGCGGCGGCAAGCGCATCCTGTGCCTCGCGCCCAATGCAAAGCTAGTCCACCAGAACAAGGAAAAGATGGACCTGACCGGACACAAGTCCTCTATCTTTTCCGCCAGCGCTGGTGCCAAGTCCACACGACATTCGATAATTTTTGCCACCCCCGGCACGGTCAAGAATGCCATCAGCCGCTTTAACGATGGCAGCTATTGCGCGGTCGTCGTGGATGAGTGCCACGGCATGACGCCCACTATCCGCGCCATCATCGACGCCATGCGGGTCGGCAACCCTAATCTGCGGGTGCTGGGCCTGACCGGTACGCCCTACGTGCTGGGCAAGGGCTATATCTTCCGCCAGCATCCCAACGGCAAGGTCAACGGCGATGATCTGACCCGCGATCCGTATTTCACGCGATGCGTGTATCAGGTGTCCGCTCGCGAGATGCTGGATGCAGGCTACATAACCCCCATGGTTGTCGGCGCAATTAACACAGACGCCTACGACACGTCGGGCGTTGTACTGCTGCCGAACGGCCATCTGGACGCCTCGACGGTTGAATGCGCCTTCGTAGGCCACGGGCGTCAGACTGCGCATGTGGTGGCGGATGTCGTGGCGCAGGCTCAACACAGGAAGGGCGGTGTGATGCTCTTTGCCGCCACCGTGGCGCACGCGCATGAGATCATGGCCAGCCTGCCGCCGGGTAACTCCGTGCTGGTGACGGGCGACATGGATCCGGCGGCAGAGAAACGGGCTGTGGCGTCGTATAAGGCACACCGGGTCCGCTACGTCGTTAGCGTCGGCAAACTCACCACCGGATTCGACGCGCCGTGGACCGAGATCATCGCGGTGCTTCGGTTTACCGAGTCCGCCACGCTGCTGACCCAGATCCTGGGGCGGGCATGGCGGCTGTTCGATGGCAAGCGAAATGCGCTATGGCTGGACTATGCCGGCAATGTCGAGCGCCACTTCCCGGACGGGGACATTTACAAGCCCACTATCAAAGCAGGCAAAGCCGCAGAAGGCGGTGACGGCATCGAGGCGGAGTGTCCATCGTGCGGTTATGCCAACAACTTCACCGCCACGCCTGACGGCCAAGTCTACAAGCTCGATAAGCACGGATACTGCCTCGACGTTTGGGGTGCGCGGGTGGAAACCGAATACGGTCCCATGCCGGGTCATTTCGGCAGGCGCTGCAACGGCTTGATCAAAATCGGGCCGGAGTACGAACGCTGTAATTATTTCTGGACCGCAAAGGAATGTGAGGCATGCGGCGAGAAGAACGACATCGCGGCGCGGTTCTGTCGGTCTTGCAAAGCGGAGATCATCAATCCGAACGATCGCCTGGTGCTGCAATTCGAAGCGCTGAAGAAAGATCCGTATGCTCCGCAAACTGATGTCGTGCTATCTGTGTCTAGGAAAGATTCTGTTTCCCAACGGGGCAACCCGGTAGTGCGGGCGGATTGGGTGACGCCGTATAGGCGGTTCGCGACCTTCCACCAGCCCGAAGCGACCTTCGCGAAAGCCCAGAGGGACTGGCAACGCTTTGACGAGGCAACGCGCCACGGACAGCCCGAGACGATTAGCTACGTCAAGGAAATGAACGGGTTTTTCCGGGTGCTGGCGTTCAACGAGCCGGCTGATACCGTACAGGAGATGGCAGCATGAAGTTCCCCCCATGGCTACCCGTCTACGGCGATCAGTCGTTTCGCGGCAAATGCTTCCTGGAGCATATTGAGCAAACCTCGATCATCAACCGCATCCGCCGCGAGCATCCCGACACCTGGGGGCGGCTTGTGCTGCATCCGCGAAATGAAGGGCTGAAGCAGGGCGGCCAGTTCTCAACCGTCGTGAAGCACAAGGCTGAGGGCATGGCGGTTGGGGCTTGTGATGTTGTCATACCTACATCCCCCAGCTTCTGTTGCGAGATCAAGCGCGCGGACCACACGCAGTCGCATTGGCAGGAAGGGCAACTTGAGTACCTTCAGGCGGCACAGGATGCCGGCGCCTTCGCCTGTGTCGCGTTGGGGGCTGTAGCGGCGTGGGAGGCATTCGAGACATGGAAGTCCGGCCTGTAACGTGGTGGCTGCACCAGTACCTCACTGGCATCCTACCCGCAGACAAGATTCCCCCAGCCGTCCTGAGCTGGTCGCGCTTCTTCATCTTCGAAGGAGCGCGCGAGATCGTGCTGATGTACGACAAGTACGAAAGAATAGCGGCGCTGGCAAAGATACCGACGCCGCTTCGTGTGACTGTGGAGGATGAGGTTAAGAGGCTGTGGCCTATGCGCGCCTCACTTTAAACTCCGCATGACCTTATCCAGCACCAGATCCTCCGCCCCAGCCACAACCAGCAACGCCGTCATCAGCCGCGGATCCTTCGTCTCACCGGCCACCGCCTTCAGGCATTCCCGCACCACGCGCGCATTCCTGACGCGCTGCGATGCGAGATAAGCCGATACGGCTTCGTCGGGGTAGTTGGTGGT